GAGCCGAAAGCCGAGGCGGCGACCACCGCCCCACCCGAACAACCCGCTACGCCCTCGCCGGCCAGCAACCGCAAAAGCGCGGCGCCGGCGAGGAAGTCGCCGGCGCCCGCGCGCAAGCGCGCCGCCGCCAGGTAGCGCAACCGAGCACCCCCGCGTGCCGGGCGGCCCGTGGCGCTGCGTGAAAGGTTGAGCCATCACCACAACGCGCCACGGCCACCGCCCACCTATACCGAGCCGAGACCTCAAGCCCGAGACCGACCATGTCCCTCATCGCTGCAGCCCCGCCCCTCGTGCGCACCACGCCGCCCAGCGACCCGGCACAGCTGGGCAAGGTCTCTGCCGGCGCATGGTGGCCCGAGATCGACCTCGCAACCCTGCGCGACGCCGTGCGCCTCGATGGGACCATCACGCCGGCGCGGCTGCTGACGGCTGTGCAGGAGGCGGTGGCCGCCACGGTGGCCCAGCTCGACGCCTGGGCGCGGATCCGCAAGGACGAAGGCCACGAATCGCTGTCTGCAGTGCCCGCGCTCACGGTCGACGGCGAGTCCGTCAACGTGCAGCGCTTCCGCCGCGCCGTCTACTGCCACGCGAAGGCCAATCTGATCGAGCGCTACAGCGACTACGACACGACGGGCCGCGAGCGCCGCAAGGATCAGGACGAAGCGCGCGAAGACCAGGCCGAACACCACCGCCGTGACGCCACGTGGGCCGTGCGCGACATCCTGGGCGTCTCTCGTCTCAACGTCGAGCTGATCTAGCCATGCCGCGGACGGTCGCCACCCAGCAACACGACACGGTCGACCTGCTGTGTCTGCGTCACCTCGGCGCCACGGCCGGCGTCACCGAAGCCACGTACCGACTCAATCCCGGCCTCGCAGACCTGGGGCCCATCCTGCCGATCGGCCTTGCCGTCGTCTTGCCGGACCTCCCCGCCAATGCTGCTCGCGTCGACACCGTGCAGCTCTGGGACTAGGAGACATCGCCATGCCCACTTCAACCCTACGACACCACACCATGACCGAGCCCACCACCACCGCCGCAGCCGCCGGCACCGCTGCAGGCTACAAGCTGGCCCTGCTCTCGCTGCCCGTCATTGCGAGCCTGATCGCCTTCTGGCTCGGCATCCGTTTCGTGCCACTGCGTCCCGGGCAGGCGTGGAACGACCTCATCAACCGGGTAATGGGTTGCCTGGCCAGCTCCTTCATCCTCGGCACCATCGCGCTCGTGCTGCTGATGCAGCACAAGCCCGATGTCTTCACCGCCGGCGCCGCACTCGCGCGCCTGGCCACGTTCCCGCCCGAGGCCGGCTTCTTCGTGATCACCGGCTGCGTGTTTGTCCTGTGCAGCATCCCTGGCCCGTGGATCGTGGCCGCGGTCTTCCTCTGGCTGGAGCGCCGCAAAGACCGCGACATCGGCGAGCTTGCCGCCGAGATCCGCGCCGGCATGGGCATCCCGCGCGCGCCGGCTTCTGCGGTCGCAGCGCCCGAACAGGCGTCTCCTGCCGACATCACCACCAAGACCTGAAGCCGACATGCTCACCCTGCAACAGCTCATTGCCGCCGGCATTACGCCGACCGTGGCGCGCGCCTTCCTGCCGCACCTCGTCGCCGCATTCGATCGCTTCGAGATTGGCACGCCTCGGCGAATGGCCGCCTTCATCGGCGAGTACAGCCACGAAACCAGCGGGTTCACGCGCCTGGAAGAAAACCTCTACTACACCGACCCGGCTCGCATCGCGCAGATGTTCTCCGCGCTGCGCGAGGCGGAGAAGGCGCGAGCCTTCACGCGCCAGCCCAAGGCGCTCGCAAACACGGTCTATGCCAACCGGAACGGCAACGGCAGCGAGGCCAGCGGCGACGGTTGGAACTACCGCGGCCGAGGCCTCCCGCACCTCACCGGCCGCGGCAACTATCGCGCGGCAGGATCTGCCCTGGGCTTGCCGCTCGAACAGAACCCGGACCGAGTTGCAGAGCCGGAAGCCGCTGTGCTGGTCGGCGCGTGGTACTGGGAGGCCAATGGCCTCAACGCACTCGCCGACCGGTGGCAGCTCGATGCCATCACGCGCGGGATCAACGGCGCGGCGATGGCCGGCCGCGCCGACCGCGTCGAGCGGTGCAACCGAGCGCTCGACGCCCTGCTGTCCACGTCATGAAAACCGCGCTGATCGCCATCGCCGCCGCGGTGCTGATCGCCGCCGCCTCGGCTCTGCCCGCCTACTGGCTCGGAGATAGCCACGGCGAAGCGCGTGTGCAGCAGGCCTGGGACAACGACACCAAGAGCCGAGCCACTGCCGCTCTCGAAGAGACCAACACCTCCCGAACCAAGGAACAAGGCCATGCCAACAGCGTCACCCTCGCCGTCGACGGCTTCCACGCCGTGCAAGCGCCTGCTGCTGCCGACGGCGCTGCTCGCATCGCTGCTGCTGAGCGCCTGCAGCGCGCCGCCGAAGGGCGTGCCGCTCAGTACCTCGCTATGTCCAAGGCCGGCGCAGTTGAGCGCGACCGTCTTGCAAGCCATGCGGCCCGACTCGACGCCAGCCTTGCAGAGGGTCGACGCGTGGCTGAACAGCTCCGCGCGGATCTTGTCGACCGCGACCAGCGAATCGGGCTCCTGGCCGACGTCATCCGTGCCGATCGCTCCCTCTTCGAGCCCGGCGATTCCGACGAGCACTGATCGATGAAGAAGCCGCAGCTGCTGCGCGACCACATCACCCGCGCCTGCCCGGAGCTGGCCACCAACCCGGAAAAGCTCACGGTCTTCATCGAGCGCGGCAACATCGTCCACACAGGCACGCCGGCCCTTTCCTTCGAGTACCGGTACACGCTGAATATCGTCGTGACGGACTGGACTGGCAGCACCGACGTGATCGTCGTGCCTGTCGTGGCGTGGCTCAAGCGCAATCAGCCCGACATCTTCGAGAACCCCGAGCGACGCGCGAAGGCCTTCCGCTTCGAAGTCGAGATCATCGATCACGCCACATCCGACATCGGCTTCGAGATCGACCTGACCGAGACCGTCGCCGTTCAAGGCAGCACTGTCGACGGCGTCAACCGGCTCACGACCCGGCACATCGGCGAGCCCGTGCTCGCTGGTGCCGAGCCCGTCGAATCGCTGCTCGACCTTGCGGCGGAGTGGCGTATCCACCCGCTAGACGAAGGCTGATCGTGGCCGATGCGCTCAACCGCCTGGCGAACTGGGCCGCTCCGCTGATGGCCGGGCTATCGCCCGAGCGCCGGCGCGCGGCCATGGTGCAGATCTCGACCTACCTGCGCCGCAGCCAGGCGGAACGCATCGGAGCGCAGCTCAACGCCGACGGCACGCCCTACGAGCCCAGGAAGCCACGCAAGCAGCTGCGCAACAAGAAAGGCGCCATCCGGCGCAAGATGTTCGAAAAACTGCGCACCGCGAAGTACCTCCGCAAGGCCGCGACCGCCGAGAGCGCCACGATCACCATCGGCGGACGTACCGCGCGCATCGCGCGCGTTCACCAGCGCGGCCTGCGCGACAAGGTCGATTGGCGCAAGCCCAACAGCCCGACTGTGCAATATCCGAAGCGCGAGCTGCTGGGCTTCACACCCGCGGACGAAGACGCCGTCACCGACATCCTGCTGCACCACGTCACCGCCAACGGCTGACGGTTGAGGGCGCCGCGCAACGCCCTTCAGTCCCCGCCGCATGCACCGTCGCGTTCGCTCGCGCACGCGAGAGCGTTTCGGCACATTGGGCGCATGCCCGGACCAACCGAATCGCCGCAACTTTTTGCTGATCTGCAGCGCCAGATGGCGAACGTCGTTCGCGTGGGCACCATCACCGACGTCGACCATAGCGCCACCCCGCCGCTCGTGCGCGTTCGGCTCACCGAGAAGGGCAGCACCGACTGGCGTCCCTACGTCGAACTGCGCGCAGGCAAGACCGGCACATGGAACCCGCCGACCGTTGGCGAGTGCGTCCTGTTCCTGTCCCCGAACGGGATGACCGAGGGCGGCTACGCGCTGCCCGGCCTGCCCACCGAGAGCCATCCAGCGCCCAGCTCGGACCCAAACAAGACCGTCACGAAGTACCCCGACGGCGCTGTCGTGGAGTACGACCACGCTGCCCACAAGCTCAAGGTCACGCTGCCGGCGGACGGCACCGCCGACATCGAAGTCCCCGACGCCATCACCGTGAAATGCAAGACGGCCGACGTGACAGCCAGCGAGAGCGCGAAGGTGCACTCGCAGGAGATCACCCTCGACGCGCCGAAGACCATCGCCACCGGGCAACTGCTGGTGCAGGGCTTGCTCACCTTTACCGCCGGCATGGCCGGGTCCGGCACCGGCCCCGGCGGCAAGACCGCCGAGATCGATGGCGACATGACCTTCGTCAACGGCCATGGCATCACCACCGATGGCGGCGACATCGTCGCCGGCGACATCAGCCTGCTGGAACACCGCACGTCCGGCGTGCAGGGCGGCGATGAGATCAGCGGGAAGCCGGTGCCATGAGCGGAATCTCCAAGACCACAGGCAAGGTGCTCTCGCGCCGAGAGCACATCGGGCAGTCCATCGATGACATCCTGACGACGCCCATCCGCACGCGCCTGATGCGCCGCAACTACGGCAGCTACCTGCCGCAGATGGTGGACCACCCGGCCACCGCGGCGAATCGCCTGCGCCTCATCGCGGCGACCGCCCAGGCCATCATGAAATGGGAGCCACGCACCCGCCTGCTGAGCGTGCGCGTCGGCTTCACCGCACAGGGCAAGTGCCAGCTGCACATCGTTCGCCGCGACACCAACAGCGTCGACAGCACCACCTATACCGTCACCGTCGGGGGCATGGCATGAGCATGGACATGTCGCTGCTGCCGGCGCCGGCCGTCATCGAAGCGCTGGACTTCGAATCGATTCTCGCCAAGCGCGTTGCTCTGTTTCAGGATGAGTGCCGAAAGGTCGGTTTCGACTACACGCTGCTGCTCGAATCCGATCCGGCAATGAAGCTGCTGCAGGTGCAGGCCTACCAAGAGCTGGAAATGCGCCAGCGCATCAACGATGCGGCCAAGGCCTGCATGCTCGCCTACGCCACGAAAACGGACCTCGACAACCTGGGCGCGAACTATCGCGTTTCTCGCCTGATCGTCACGCCTGCCGACCCGGACGCGGTGCCGCCGGTCGAGGCCGTCTATGAGGATGACGAACGCTTTCGCGAGCGCATCCAGCTGGCGCCCGAAGGCATCACGACCGCCGGTCCGACGGAAAGCTATCGCTACCACGCGCTCACGGCCAGCGCGGAAGTCAGCGACGTGAGCGTCGACAGCCCGCTGCCCGGCACCGTGCGCATCACCGTGCTTTCCACGTCTGCGACCGGCGTTCCCTCCGAATCGCTGCTCAACACCGTGAGCGCCGCGCTCAACGCCGAGAAGATCCGCCCGCTTTGCGACAACGTGCCCGTGCAGGGTCCGGAGATCTTCGAGACCGCGATCACGGCCAAGGTGTACCGCTACGAGGGGCCTGCGGGCGAAGTGGCCCTGGAGAACGGCGAGGCAGCGCTGGCGAAGTGGCTCCGGCAGATCCGCAGGCTGGGCAAAGGGTTGCCGCACTCCGGCATCGATGCCGCACTCCATCAGCCTGGCGTTGACCGTGTCGAGATCACACAGCCGCCGGCGGACATCCTGTGCACCAAGACCCAATGGGTTCGCGTCACGGCCATCACCGTCCTCGAAGAGGTGATCCGTGTCTAGCCTCACGCCTTCCCAGCGACTGCTGCCGCCCAACCGCACGCCGCTGGAGCTGGCACTCGCAGGCGCCTCACCGCTGGATCTGGACGCCGATGGTCTGCGGCACCTGTGGACGGCCATGCTTTGCCTCGCGCCGCTGCTGCCGTGGCTCTCGTGGACGCTCTCCGTAGAGGCCTGGCAGGACGCGAGGTCCGACGACGCGAAGCGTGCGCTGATCCTGAACTCCATCGAGATCCATCGGCACAAGGGCACGCCCTGGGCGATCCGCCTGCTGATCCGCTCGCTGGGCTTCGGAGAGGTGGACATCATCGAGCGCATCGGCGGGCGCACCCACGACGGCACGTTCCGCCGCAACGGCGTCTATCCGCACGCATCGCTTGCCAGCTCCTGGGCGACCTACATGGTCGCGCTGCAGCGCCCCATCACCAACGCCCAGGCCGAGCGCCTGCGCAAGCTCCTGCCGTCCGTCGCGCCGGCGCGCTGCCATCTGGTCGCGCTGCGTTACGCATCGGTCGCCAACAGCCACAACGGCGCC